AGTAATCAAACTTCTACTGCTGCTGGTACAAAAGACACACTCGCTGGAACCATAACCAGTGCAGGGGTTATGACACTAACAGCTGGTGGTGCAGGTACCGTGGCTACAGGACAGCATGTTACAGAACTTACTATAAGATAGGGAGTTATGGTAATATATGAGAGTGTATCGTGCGATAACTGTCAGTGCTCTTGTCCTTGCGACTGCACCGACTGCGATTGCAGTCCCTGTGGTCCCTAATTTTACGCAGGGATCGATGACCAGCCACACGGAGACGACTTCTACCGTGACGGAGACCATTAATTCGATGGATTACTCTACTGGCTGGACATACTCGGTAACGGGGACAAACGTGCAACATGATGGCACGAGCATTACTCCCGACGTAGGTAGTGCTCAATCTAATACATTGAATGGAGTGACTTCGACATGGACAGGGTTGGATCTAGATCAAAAACCAAATTGGACACAGCAAAATGTAGGGGAATCGTTTCAATTCACCGAGCATTACAATGGTCCGGGCTTACAGACACAAACAATAATAAATCGAACAACAACAATACAAAGCGTAACAGATACAACTTCAATCTTCAGTCAGTAAGTACATCAGTACTATCCGCTATTAGTCTTCTTACTATAACTACCCCAGTCTTAGCAAACACAGACGTGGGGGGAGTTTCTGCTACCGCTAATCCAGTCGCCAACTCT